TACCGTCAAAACTTGTTATTCCAGTTACGCTTAAATCTACAAAACTACCATTTTTAGGTGTCGTTGCCCCAATGGTCATATTGTCAATTGTTCCTACATTTGTAGGCGCAACTTCAATTGAACCTGTACCACTAGGTTTTATGTGGACATGACCCGTACCTGTTGGACTAATATCAATTTGTGCATTTGCACCGTTTAAATTGGTAGAAACATTGATGGACATATTATCGCCACCGCCAGCACCAACACTCATTTGGGTTGTGCCTGACGCATTTTTAAGCGATAAGCCAGCAGAATTTGATGCTTGAACTATGGGCGTAGTAACGCTAGTAGAAGCCGCAAATGTTGTAAAGCCTGTAGCTGCACCAGTGTCGTCAATAGTAGTAACAGAATTCTGAATCAGCTTGCCCGTAGTGCCATCAAACCTTGCAATAGCATTGTCAGTCGATGACGCTGGCCCTGTTACATCACCTCCAGCATTTGTTGTCCATGTAGGCACTCCAGCGCCATTGCTAGTCAGCACTTGCCCCGCTGTGCCTGCGGCAGTAAACCCATACGCAGTACCAGTGCCGTAGGCCACAGCGCCTGCCGTAGGGGTTGCAGAACCGTTTGTGCCGCCGTTGGCAATAGGTAAAACTCCACTTACATGGGTTGTAAGACCAATTTTTCCCCATGCTGGCGCTGTGCTTACACCGCCAGAAATCAATGCGTTACCAGTTGCTACATCAGGCAATTTAGCCAATGTTGTTGTTGTATCGGCATATAACAAATCACCGACTGCATACAAGGATTGACCTGTACCGCCATTTACAGCAATCAATGTGCCAGCCAAGGTAACAGCGCCTGTGGTAGCCGTTGCAGGGGTCAGGCCAGTTGTACCGCCAGAAAATGAAAGCACACCTGTATTGGCAATCGTCACATCACCTGTGGCGCTAGACACTGATATGCCACTGCCTGCAATGTTTGACAAAACACCAGTGTTAGCAATTGTGATTGTGCCTGCCGCATTGACAACTGAAATGCCAACACCCGTGCCAAGTGTGTTTAGGGTATAGCCTGACCCGTTACCAATTAAAAGCTGCCCATTTGTGGGAATAGTGGTTAACCCTGTGCCACCAGAAGTAACAGCTAATGCCGTACCAAGATTTACCGTAATGAAATTTGGACTCATCAACCACAATAGCCAAGCCTGAGTAGGTCTACCTGTCGTTTCGTCAATAAACGCCGAATACGGTATGTTGATATTGGTGTTTGGCATTGTTGCCATTAATTTTCCCCTGCGCTTGCTTTCAACTCAGCGGAAACTATGACAGCTTTAACGGGATCGCTAACTACTACTTCAAAAATTCTATCTCTTGCATAACCCAAACGCCTCCAAAGCGCACGGTTGGCATACTGCCCAATTTTGCCAATGGTTACCCAATGCTCGTTTGACCAAGTAGAGCCGCCGTCATTTGACCAACGCAACATGGCTTGTGGATCATCACCTTGACCTGTAGTCAAACCAACGCCTGGCTGAAATTGAATCTGGAATGATTCAAAATACTGTCTTTGCAGATCAGTAGTTATATGAGGCGCTCGGCGCATACGGCGAATTGTTGCGCCGTCTTCTGTATATACTTCGTTTTGAATGGTATACAACTTTCCATTTTCATAGTCACCAACAATGTATTCATTGTTAAAGTAACACCCGCAATTTGAACGATGGCGCTTATAAACAGCAAGGTCAGAATCCCAAGCCAGCCACTTATGCCATTGCTGAGTTGACCCATCGTAAACCCAAGTCAGGCCATATTCGCCTACTGATGGAAAAGTCACCACATACATTTCGTGTCCCTCAATTTGGTAGGTATAAGCCACCGCATCGCTGGTCACTTCATTCATCAAAGACTGCTCTACTGCATGAGTAGAAAACTTCTTGTATTCGTAATTAACCATCGCTTCAATGGTTGAATCGCCTCGAGTATCTTTACAGACAGCGGCAAAGGAAGTTCCAAAACGTGCCACAGAGAATGCTGCACCTACACCTGATTGCACGGTCGTGCCAGGCACTCGAGCAAATGGGAAAGTCGTTATTCCCGTGATCGTATTACCAACATCTGTCCAAACCTCAGTAGTCACATCTTTAAGCAAATAAACTTGTCTACGGTCAACAATAAGGCTCACAATGTTGTCAGGAAAGCCGTTAGCTGACCCGTACAAGGCTTGGCTAGATAAACTTGAATTCAAGTCAGTGCAAGCCCAATTAAACGTGTTTGGTTGGTTATAGATGTTGTATCCATCAATAGAATCAACAACCGTAGCACCCTGCCACGGGCCATCTGTGCTTGCCAGTGTTGCAAACGTGTTGGTTAATTCAATCCATGTGTACCGATTCACCCCGTCCACAATGTAAGCAGTCATGCCATTATTGGTGACGTTATCGGATATGGAAACTGGCCCTGTGTTAGTAGCCAAAATTCCAATTTGGGTTGCTGTGTAGCTGGTATCAACCTTGTACACAATACTTCCAGCAACAGCAATCAAATAATTTTCATTTGACAAAGTATGCAAGCCCCGCACTTCTGCCGCCAATAACTGAGCAATCTTGACAAGGCCAGGCGTTGGATACATTGCCACAACCCCTCTTGCGCCCTGTTGTTTGGTAGGGTCAATTTCGCAAAAGAAGTTAATGCACTCTTGTGCATCTTGATAAATAGATGGCGCTTCATACGAAGCCCCGACAAAACCAAAGTCTGGCATTATCTAAACCCTCCGTCCATGATGAAACCAGCATCCTTGGCCTTACCCATCATCAGCGCATCTGGATAGCGTGAAACTTGCGGGGGGCGCATATTGGTGCGCTTGATCGTAGCCTTGGCCTGTGCTGCATAGCTGGTAATCAATGCAATTTGCGTCTGGCTTGATTTGCCATACATAGGCATCAAACGTTCAGCAAGACACCAGCGCAAAGCCATGTTGTAGCCTTGTGGCATGGTAATTGTGTCGCTGATGGTTTGATATTCCCTAAAAATGGTTTGCGTGAACAAATGCAATTCACCTTGTGAGGGGTTGGGAAACACATACACCGTGCCAAGGGTTTCGGCAGGCATATAGTAGATCATCTTTGCCCAAGGGCCATTTAGCTGTTTGATGCCTAGAGATTCATATTCCTCAAGGCTTAGGATAGCCACAGGATAGTCTAAATACCCACCAGCAACACTAGACCCGCCTTGCATTGTGGCAACCCGCACAAAGGCAGATTCAATGGTCAAGGGGCGCTCATAGTAGGCACTGACAGTCGTGCTGGCTACCGTCTGATATTTGCTGACAGTATATGTTCCCGCTTCAAGGACGTTACCGCCTGCGCCTGTGCCAAAGCCCACAATCGTAGTTCCAGCGGTAATGCCTGTTCCCGATAAAGTCATGCCCATTGTGATGCCGCCACTGGTAATGGCTGTAACGGTCAAGACGTTGCCAGAAATTGATCCTGTAAAAGATGCCCCAACAGAACCGCCTGGCCCTAATGTGTATTGCACAGTATTTTGCACAGTTGGGAAGATCAACTCTGTCCGATAGAAAACCATCATGTTTTCATTCGACCATTGTGCAATCATGTCGTTGAGCATATCCAGACCGTCTTGCGCTTCATCAGCCGTTGGATTTTCACCAGCGGCAATAGCGCCAATGTCTTTCATGGCTCGGGTGATAATGTCTATTGGCTGAGTCATTTTTTATCCTTAAATTATTGGGATTTGCAGGATAAGCAAAGGCAAACCAGCCAAAGCACCGCCAGAAATTGTAGCCACTGCATCCAACAACTCAACCCCGTGCGGCCCTTTCATTGGGTCACCAGTAGCTTTCCAGTTGATCCAAGCATCACTGGCTTCCTTGCCAATAGCTGACAGAATCGTAATCAAACAAGCAAATCCAATCTGATCGTTTGGAAACAGAAAGCGCGCTATCAGCAACACTATGGAAAAGGTCACCGCGCCGTAGGCCAGATGATTGGCTTTGTCTTGGGGTAATTGTGGCAAGTTCATGCTGTGGCCTCTTGTGCAGCTTTGTACGCCGCTACAACTTCAGCCGTATGCACAGTGGCACAAATAGCCTGTACCTTGGCATCCTCGGCACTGTAATCATCGCCTGGTCGAATATAATTGCCTTTGATTTCTTGCGCCAAAAGATTACCATCTTCATTAATGGTTACTATGTATCGAACCGCTACCGTCTGGTCTTGCAAGACTTCAATTCGATCAATAATTGTTTGTTTTTCAAGCATGACGTTCCTTAGACAAAGTATGTTGCAGAAAATGTAATTGTTCCTGTGGCAGCAATAGCGCCAGCAGACGTTAATGTTGTACCTGTGTTACAAATAACCGCAGCAAAAGCAGTAATAGCGGCATTCGTTGCATTTCCGTGTCCTGCTGTCCCTATGGTAAATGGCAAATTGGTTGTTATGACACCACCAGCAGTTACTGCCACACTTGTTGCACCCGTTACTGTTCCGCTAACCGTTACGTTGCGTCCGACACGGGTGTATTTGCCTGTTGAACTGAATGCGCCTACAAGAGTCAATCCCGCGCCTTGGTTAGGTGTCCATGTGCCTTCTTCGTACCAATTTAGTAATGTGCTAGTTTTTCCCGCTAACGGCGTATTTGCGGTAAAGTTCATTCCTTTAGCTGCTGTTAAAGGTATAAAGTTACCTGTATTTGCCGCAACATCTCCAGCAGTCGTAACACGAACTTTACCACTAGAATTACCAATTTCAATAGCATTGTCCAAACTTGAACCATACGCGCTACCGTAGGAAGTAATTGCATTGGTAGTTGTTGACCCGCCATTACTTGCAAATTGAACTGTAATTTTGTTGCCAGTAGTACTTGCCGCATTAAATAAATTTACTAATACGTCTTGAAAAGCTGAATTGGTAAAATTTGCTGCTGCCGAACCAGCAGTATTAGTAAAAGTAGGGTTAGTTCCAAAAACCAACAGACCACTACCCGTTTCATCCGTAACAGCAGCGGCAAGATTTGCGCTTGAGGGAGTATTTAAAAACGTATATACGTTTGTACCAAACATACTTGAAACAGCAATTTTTTTAGTTGAGCTGCTTTGCACAATTGGCAAAGTCTCCGTACCTGCCAGCGGTGTGGTAGCTGACGTTAGCGCGGATATTTTGCTGTTTGCCATTACGGGATATAACCTTGAATTTCAAACACCCCAGCAGCACCCGATAGCGCCGCAGTTCCTGATAGTGTTACTTGTTGTTTTAATGCGCTGTTGACAATAAATTGCGGCACTGTTGGCGTCCAATTTGTCCATGTGTTTAGTGGTGCGGTTTGCCCGTTAATTCCAGTATAGTAACGGGTGTTTAAATCTCCGTCACCGCCATACAATGAAGTAAAAGAACTTGCGTTTGCCGTCAAATAAACTCTGGCGCTAGTAACCACCATACCTAATGGCAATTGTAAAGTTCCAACCGCGCTTGGGCCAAACGTAGTGCTTCTCGTAAGCATTTGTTTTTGCATATCGCGGCCAGCATAGTTTGTGCTAATTTGCGATGTAGCTAAAAAACCACCAGAAAGACCAGAGTTTCCTGCCCCCAACACAAAATTCTGTGCTGACATAGGTGGTTCGCCTGATTGCAAAGTAATCTTTAAAGCAACTGTGTCAAGTAACGTGTTGCCATCAATTAACATAGGCCATGCCCACGAATTTGAACCAAGGGCGGTTGTTGTTTTATCCAGCCAAATAGAATTGTCATTTGCCGAAAATTTATTGCCAATAATTGTTTTTGCTGAATCGGATGCGGGATTAGCTTCTTTAATTTCAATATAAATGCCAGCCCCAAGTGCGCCAGTTTTTACCAAGTTTTCAAAAGAACAACCTGAAATCATCAATTGTGCTTCTTCGTTAGAGATAATTCCATAAGCCGCATCAGCCAATGTACAGCCAAACAATGACAAATCGCCAGACCCTGTGTCAGTGTTCCATCGTAAACAAGTGTCAGTAATTAAATCAATGGTCGTTCCAAAAAATCTAGTTTGCCCTCCACTTTCTAAGGCTGAACCACGATATAGTGCAAAACCTGTGTCGCATTGAGAAATTACGCTACTGTAAAAATCATTTAAATAACAAATACCCACCAATTCAATGCCAGTTACACAAAACCGAACTTGAATGTTGGTGAATGTGCATTCTCGAATGTGATAATTGCCACTATTGACCGTTGTGTCACAGCCAATGCCTCGGGTGCAACGGCTTGCAGATGATGGGCCTGTAATTGCCAAATCACGAAAATTGACGTTGTTTAACCCATATTGACCAAATGCGTATTGGGCTACGCTAGCTTTAAGTGTAAAAACATTTTTGGCAACATTTGTTTGAGTGATGATAGAACCACCAAGGCTATCAATCCATTTGCCAGGCCCGTCACCATAAATGGTAAGCGCTTTGTCAATTACCAAAGCATCAGATACTTTATAAGTGCCGTTAGGGACGTACACCGCGCCGCCTTGAGGGGCAGCAGTAATTGCTGCTTGGATGGCAGTTGTGCTATCAGTTGCACCCGTTGGGTCAGCGCCAAAGTCTAATACGCTGACAGTCTGTCGCAGCTTGGCTTGCACCGTAGTAGCTACAGCGCCTGTGCCGCCTTGTGTATATCCAACAAGAGATGATCCTGAAGATGCAGCAAAAGCCGCATATATGCCGCTTGCATTGCCAGTTACATTGTCATACGTTCCAATTGTGACTGCGGTTGCTGTTTTCAAAACAAACTTATATGCCACAGCATCAGTTAGCCAAATCTCACCGCCAGATGGAGTACGACCAGCGGAATCAAGCACAATTGGATTAGCGTGTGCTATTGATCCTGCGCTGGTTGTGTATGCGGCCTGCGGTGTGTTAGTTCCTGCGGCATAGGTATAAACAAGACCACCCGCTAAAGGTATGCCGTTGTTATCAAAAAACTGCGCCCCCGCCCCCGCCAGCATTGAAAGATTGACAGCCATATTTTTTCCTCAAAAACTAAGTGGGTTTTATTCGTAGTAAACAGTGCATTTGACCGTGCCACTAATCACAACATACAAGCCATTTGCGGTATTTAAACCATCGTAAAAATTGTAATTAGTTGCTGCCACAGGTGTAAAAGTGTCTAAAACTTTCACATCTGTGACTGTTGTTTGTGTGTCGTAAACAGTAATTGTGGGGGTATCAGATGCGGCACTGACAAAAATGCCTTTTAATTTTGCTGGCGCAGTTTTAACCTTTGCGGTTGCGTCAAGATAGGTGATATTGGACATAGCTTACCTTTCAGTTCATCAAATTATATGCTTCAAAACAGAAAAAGCCACCCCTTTTGAGGGCGGCTCTTTCATTTACTTCATGCCGATTAAGGCAGGAAAGTCAGGTCGTAACCGTAGATGAAAATATCAGCGGTTGCAGCAGCGGCTTGCGCTGTGGTGTTGCGAATGTACAGGTATTGGCCTGTAATCGCATCAGTTGAAGTTGCCGCGGTGTTCACAACCTTAGCCGCTGTGGTAGCGCCTGTGGGAGTGGTTGCAGACAGTACAGCAGTGCCGCCAGCAGCAGGCAGGGTGTAAACCGCAAATGCCGCTGTAGACAAGCTGGTGCTTGCATTGGTCAACAACACATAGGCAACGCTGACTCGTCCTGCTACGAGGATTTGTGCAACGGTATCGCCTACGCTGTTGAGGTTGACCGATTGTGCTGATGCAATCAAACGAATTGCTTGATTGCTGGACAGGTTAATCGGATGGTTGGTGGTGGTTTGTGCTGCGCCTGGATTGATATTAGCCATGATAGTTTCCTTTCTTTATGGGGTTGATTAGGAAGCCACTCGGCAAGCCAATTCGGGGTACAGAGGCGCCCATCCATACAGCACATCAACACGAGTCGGGATTGAATCGTTGTTAATGGTGTATTGACGAACAACACGCAGTGACAAGCCCAAGTCTTTGTCGCTTGCACGACCAGCAAAATGCACGCCATCAGGCAATTCCAAATCGGCAGTAGCCAATGTGAAAGCATTTTTGTGCATAACGATGTTTTGCGGTGACACTGCGCCAGCTTGGTTAAACGGGGTTACAGCAGAAGCGCCAGGGCTTGTGATGGACACGTTTTGGAACTGACCAGCAGAGATAACAGCAGGGCTGACGGTAACGGCATTACCACTGATGGCAGTGACAACGAAATTACGCAGCTTGTTGCTACCGTAGGCTTGACGGTTCTGGGGGTTGACAGCATACACGTTAGCGATGGTGAAAGTGTCACCAACGTTGGGGATGAATGTGCCAGTTTTCGACAAGGTAAGTGCAGAAGTTTGCGCCCAGCCAGAAGTCAAAATGCCAGTGTCGGTGCTTGTGTTGATTGTTGCTGTACCAGTGTAAGTACCGAAAGTTTGAGCAGAAATGTTCTGATCCATCTTCCAGTTCATACCAGCAGAGTCACGACCCATCATGCCTTTACTATATTGCATACCAATACGGTCATTAGGCACAAACAGACCTTTCAGGCTATCCACGATTGTTGCGCCAGTGAACGGCTCAATAATGCATGAACGGCGACCATCACGGGGCGCACCCTCTGCGTCCAGATAGGCTTGGGCGGTCAGGTATGTCAACAGTGATGTAGGAGGTGTGCCAGCAGTACCAACGATGTTGGCAGTGTTCAGCTTCGCCATTGTTGTACCGTCATAGTCAATTTTGTTGGCTACAGCAGCTACAGCAGGCTTCAGTACACGGTCAGAGAACATATCCAAAGACAATGCCAAGTCCTGAGTAGTGAACTGGGTATCAACGTGGAATTGTGTAGACAATGTAACGGGGGTGCTGGTTTCGTTGAAATCTTCGACATTCAGCGCAGGGCCAGATGTACCGATAAAACGACCAGGGCGGCGAACGTTCAAAGTTGCGCCAATCTTTGCGCCAGTAACGGCGAATTGATCATCATAGTTACGCATGACTTCAGAGGAGAAAGTCAACTCGTTTTCCAAAACCATCAACGCTTCGTTGGTGATCATGGAGATGGTAAGCAGATTGTTGCTCATTTCATTTCCTTATAAAAGATTTGGGTTGTCAGCGGATTCGCCCTGCAAGTCGTGCTGCTTTCCAAGCCTGATAGTTGCCATGAAATTGACGGTTTGAATCAAGTTCTGTAACTGGCCCGTTTGCAGACGCTTTGATCGGGTTGATCGGCGCTGGCGCTTTACTTCTTCCAACAGTAGGCTTTGTCTGAGGCTCAGTCTTTTCAAACTTTGCTTCCAGTTTCCCAATTGTAGCCAAGGCTCTTGTCAAAGTCATGCCTTGCAGTTGTTCAGCTATGTCTGGATTTTCAGCCAAGTGGTACAGGATTCGAGGGCCAACTTCTGACTCAAATATTGCGTCCCGCACTTCGTTGCTCACAACAACATCAGCAGAACCAACCATTGCTTCAAAATCTGGTATCTCGCTCTTTGCAGAGTCAACCCGCTTTGCCCAAGTGTTTATCAATTGGTCTCGTTCGGCTTGAACCTTTGCCTGCACTTCCTTTTGCTTCTCATCTTTCCATCGCTGATCTACTCGATAGTCTGTCAACGCTTTGGCGTATTCATACATATCGGAGAACTGCTCTGGCTGCGGCTCATCTTCGGTTACTTGCTCAGCTTTAGGCTTTGCTTTTTCCTCATAGTCCCGCAACTTTGCTTCCAGTGATTGCCTAGCTTCACGTTCTTGTTGCGCTTCTTTACGCGCATCTTCACGCTGCTTAGTGATCTCTGAAAACCTTTTCTCCAACTTAGGATTCTGTTTTCGATCCTCTACCGCTGTTGCCTCTTTCTCGCTCTCGGTTGGCTCACTCTGATTGTGCGGCTCTGCTGGTGCAGCCTCGCTTGTATCAGCTAACCCAAGCCTCTTGGCGGTGAATTCAGCCATGTTCTCATTAGTAACCAGATTAGCGGCTACTCTTGGTTGCACTTGTGGTGCTTCCTGTACTTCTGACATAGGTTTGATCCTAAGAATTAACCCAGTTGACCCAACTGGTAAGGTTTTGTGGTTTTTACCACGAAATCATGAATCAGTCAATCATTGCGCCATTGGCGGTGCGCCTTGGGGCATCTGACCCTGTGGCACTTGCGGCTGTTGCATTGGTTGTGCTTGCGGCATTAAGGCTTGCGTTAGCGGGTTTGCGCCTTGAGCAATGTCTTGTTCAGCAAACTGTGCATACTGATTCTGTTCAGCATTTCTACGGGCAATTTCTTCATTCAAACGGCTGGTGTCCATGCGGTGCAACAACAGTTGAACAATTGCCTCAATTTCAGTCTTGTTCTGGCTGGTAATGGCACGGGTGTTCTGGTCATTGACCTTAACTTCAGCCATTGTCTCGGTGTTGTGTGCCTTGGCGGTCTGACGCATGAGTTCCCGCTTAGTCTCAGAATCTTGCTTGACTTGCTCAATGTCGGCACGTTGTTGCATTGCCAGTTGCATCGCTGCCATCTGGTTTTGCATATCCTGCACAGTTTTCTTGGCCTGTGCCAATTCCATTTGTACTTGCGGCGGCACATCTGATTTCTCGTCAATCTGCGCCAGCGGATTCATTGCGGCAAGGCGGTCCGCAATCACATCAGCGCCAGGGAAATCCATATTCCTAAACACCAAGTCACCCGCCACATTGAACAATTCAGGCTTTGCCATCAGCGGCATCAATGCATCAACGGCTTGCTGGCGCTTGGTCATAAAGCCTGGCCCTGTGTCCATCACTACGTCATATTCGCCCACAGTCACATCATTTAGCACCGTTTGAACGCCATCATCGGTGGTTTTCTGCTCGTTGATAGTCTCCATGCTCGGCTGACCATCACTGCCAATGATCCGCATTACCCGCTGGGTGTCGTAGATTTTTGGCACTAAATCAAGAATGATCTTGCCCGTGTGCCGAATGGAACGGGTCATGTTGTCGTAAAAGTGGAAGTTAGACAGGTCAACCTGATTTTGCTGACCCGCCAAGGCTTTGCCCGATATATTGCCGCTTGGCAATTGGTTAGGGTCAAGGATACCCAGAACCATCTGCAAATCAGCAGAGATTGCGCCAGCGGCTTCCATGATGCCCATAGGTGGCGGCTCAGGCTGTAGACGCTGCGGCACAGGGGCTGGTGCGCCGTCAATGTCTTTTTGCTTGTAGCGCAGCACAGGGCTTGACTTAATGTTAGCCAGCGCCCATTCGCTTTCATGACCCTCGTCTTGTCCCTCAGCCAGCAGCCATTTAGCCTTAGGTGCAAGGGCAATGCTCTCGGTCATGCTGGTGCGCCAGAAGTTGTACATACGCTGTGGGTCTTTTGCAAACCGCACCAAACCGTATTTCTTGCGCTTATCGTCCACAATGACCTGAGCACCGTAGCAAGGCACAACGGGGATATATTTACCCGCCCATGTCTTCTCCTCAATAATTTCCATTGCGGTCATCTTGACCCATTTAACGGCCTTGCGAAACGATTCCCGTTGGTCAAGCACCGTCAACCCTGCCGCTTCTACCCGTTCAAAGAATGAATTAGAGTCGGCAAAGTGTCTTGAACCGTCACTCAGCAAATACAGCTTGGCTTTTTCACGTTCAATATAGAAGTATTCAGCAAGGCGAATATCCTCTTTGGTTACCCAGCTTGCGGTGTCATCCCCTGTAGACCGTTGGGCAAACGATGCCCCATCATCTGCATTTGGGTACATTTCCCGAAATATCTTTTTGTCCAGCACTGTGGTAATAAGGCAACGCTCGGCATCCGACCCATCAGGCAACACAGAATTCGGGTCAAAGTACACTGTAAACGGGTTGTCGATGGTGTCAATGTAGATTTCTTGGTCAAACGAATCTTCACTGGTGTATCGAGTATTGATGCGCCAGTAGCCCCAACCCATACGCACGGCATAGTCAAAGGCAGTGTCATAGGCGGTGTCGGCATTGGAGTTGACCTCAATGTGACGCATGATGCCCTCAATGACTTGGGCAACCTTGTAATCAGCCAAGTTATTAACAGCTTGTACCTTAAGACGGGGACGCTGCTGGCGCTGCTGGTTGGTGACTTGGCGAATGTAGGCATCAATCTTGTTGATGGTCAGGCACGGCCTAGCTTCTACGTTTCGGCTGTTCTGTATCTCAACAGGCCATTGGTCACCCGCGGCAAACTTAATATCGTTCAGCGCCTCGGCTCGGTTATTACTGTCAGCATCGTTAACTAGCCGCCAAAACTTAATGGCTTCGTTGATGCGTGTGTCGGCACTTGATGTTTGTGCTTGATAGTCAGACATTTTTAGCCCTTTGTACTCATTGGGGGATTATCCCATCCAACTGCCAACATTGGCAATCTGCTCTTGTTTCTTGCGCTTTGCAGGCTCTTTAATCATAAGGGCAATGTACCTAAATGCGTCAGCCCCATGCGAATAATGATCATGTAGCGGTGTTCTGCTGAATTGACCTGTGTCTACGTCTACCTCATATCTGTAGTGGCGCAGGCAAGCTAGGCCATCGGCGGCGTGTTCACGGTCAAACCAGCAGCTTGGGAATATTGTTCTGGCGGCGTTGATTGAGTCCACAATCGGCACTTTAGGCAAGATGCGGGTCTTGTACCCTGCTGCCCTCACAATGTCATCAATTGACCGTCCTGCGGCTGCTAGTGTCTTGTTCTCAGCGTCATGGGGTAGCCAGATGGTGTCGTACACATACCCGTAGGTTTGCATGGTTGCCAAATAGTAGCTGATGGTTTTCTGACTGTCCTCAATGTATCTGATTAGCCTAGTCTCCATCCCCACAAACTGCAAGAACCAGATAGCGGTGCTGTCTGACCAGCCCAAGTCAAATACCGCATGAACTGGCTTGGTTGCGTCATAAGCCACACGGGTGATGCGCCCATCTTTCTCGGCCTGCTGCATTTCCTTGGCAAAGATTGCACCGTCCACTGTCTGGCGGCACAAACCCTCCCAGACTTGGTTATAGGCTTCCTCGTCTCGTTCTTTCAGCGCATCCTTTTCCAGCCGCAGGGTTTCGGGAAACCAAGGGTTATCTGACCAGTTGATCTTGATCTGGATGCAGTCATCAGGGGGTTTTAGCACAAACCGCTGGTAAGTCTCGTCTGTTTCTAACTCGGGGTTAAACGAAATCCATATTTCGCTGCCCTGTTTTCGGATGGTAGGTATTAGGATGTTCCAGCTAAGGCGGCTTGTGGTCTGTGCTTCCTCAACCCATGCAATATCGACACCCTCATAGGATTTGATGTTGGCTACGTTGTTTCTGAGGCCAACAAAGGCAAACTCTGTCCCGTTCTTGGCTCTGATGCTGTTCTGGGTAATCTCATAAAACCCCATTAAGCCAAGGGCTTCGATCTGGTCTGACAGTAGCTTGTGGACTGAATCCTTGATGCTGGTCTGGAACTCTCGGGCGCACAGGATGCGGATTGAGTCTTTCGCCCCTTTGATTAGCAACGCCCTAGCAATCCCCCATGACTTAGCGCCACCCCTGCCGCCATAGGCTACCTTGTAGCGGGACGGTTGGAATAAGCCTTGCAGCTTGATTGGAAACTCAGCGTTGGCAATGGCACTGGCAACATCACTCATTTGGCTTTACAAATGTCACCTGAATGCCTGTGAGCAGTGGCGCACCGTCTGCACCCGTAATTTCCTGTTTTGTGCTTTCCCGATACTTCTTTGGAAACCTTGCAGCCATTGACCTTGACCACAATGTTGAATTCAGCCTATCGCTTTCTTTGTTCTCAACCATGTAAGCAGCGGCTTGTTCTTCCCACCATGCTTGCTCATAAGTCTTAGCATCGTCCAAGGCGTGTAGAAATTCTTCGTGAGCATCTCGCCATAAGTAAATGGTTCTAAGACTTACATTAAGCTGATAACAGATTTGCTCAACAGATTTGCCGATGCGCCCTAAATCCCTGACAGTCTCGCAATATGCGGGGTCATATAGGGTTGGGCGACCTACTGGACGTTTTTCTAGGACGGGAACAATGTCTATCATTTAGCTAAATCCTGTGATTTGTAATAGCCTTGCCGATTAAGGTAAAGCATATCACTTAATGGAGTATCGTAACCATAAGGATTGTTTTGGCTTTTATATTCGCCAGGGAAATAGGCTTGTCTTTCATCTGATGTTAAATTTTGACGTTGTTGAACTTGTCTAGCTTCAACTTCGCCACCTAAACGGCTATACATTTGATTAGGGTTATATGGCGTGGTTTTTTTATCTAATCCATACATTTGCATTAATTGTTCAGCTTGTGTTCTTGAGTCTGTGCCTTTACTATATGCAGGCCAGCTTGCTTGAAATCTAGCTTCTTCATGTGGCAACCAACTACCAATCCCTTTATCGTAATAATCTTGTATTAATTTGTTTTCAGCATTTCTAAACCAATCTGAATTATTGGCAGGAGTCATCCCCATTCTTTCAGCGGTTGCTTCTACTTCTTTACGCCATCCTAGAATATTTCTAGCTTTCTTTGCCGCATCTTGGTGTTGGAAATCAACAGCAGAACCGCCAACCGCCCAATTTTCAGCTTCTTGTATAGGATGCTGTAATTCATGAAGCATTACATCTTTTGCTTGATCTTTGTTTAAACTACCTTTTAATTGAATCCATCCTTTACCCTCTTCTGGAAGAGCACTTGTGCCAGAGGATTTGCTATCTTCTGGATGGAATCTGACTTCAATATCTTTTAATTCTGGATATTTTTTAAAAAGTTCAGGATGTTCAAATACATCCCCAACAGTTACAGGTTCTGCTGTTTTGTCTTTACCTAATTTTGTCATTTGGTTCATTACTGCATCATGAAATGTTTCACCACCTTTAAGACTTGCGGCACTATCTCCAACTTCTTGCCGCCATTGGTTATCATTTGCGCCACGATGCACTTTTAGTTTTTCCCAAATTTCTTTTGGATTCAATCCCTTTTTTTCTAACATTGCCGCTTTGAATGCAATTTCTTTAGCCGCAGGAATAAAAATGCCAGCAGGGTTATAGGCATTAGCAAATGTTTCTGCTGTGTTTTGCAATGCTGCTTGCTGTTCTTGCGTAGCCTGCTGTCCACTTACTGGCGCACCAAATCCTTGGGCGGCTTGCACCATTTGCTGGTTGTAATCCCTTGCTCGATCATTTGCACTACCTAGCATTTGTTGTAAGCTAGTTACAGGATTGCTAACAAAATCAGACCCTCTGCGCTTTGCAGATTCTATGGCGCTGTAAATGTCGGCAAGGGTTGGCATTTACTTCTTTTTCTTGGCTTTGGCTTTTTCAGCCTCACGCTTTACGCTGTATGCAATGGCAACGGCTTGCTTTTGAGGCTTGCCTGCTTCCATCTCCTTGGCAATGTTTTTACTCATTGCCTTGGGAGTCATTGATTTGATCAACGGCATTATTATTGACCGTGAATAATTGCGTAATTGATGATCACTGCTTCAGAATATGAAGTTGAAGCAGTCAAGTTACGCAACGTGATTAAGGCTGAACCTGTGGTCAAGTTGGAAATGTAGGTGGTGTAAGCGCCAGCAGTGCTACCAGTGGTGGTGCTTGAAATACACACAATGATTGTGTCATTGGCTGAAATCAAGCTGTTATTCAGCGTAAATGATGCGACTGCACCACCAGCCAAAGCTGCGGCATTCATTGTGATGCGACCAGCAGACTTGTTCAACGTTACCGCTGTGGATTTGTCTGTTGCCTGAGTTACTGAGCCTTGAGCAGCGGTCGAATAACCGATCTCTTGGGTTGCATAACAAGTGGTGAATTCTGGGTCAGCGTAAGCTACGCCTGTTGCAATTGAGTTTGACATGATGTTCCTTTAACAGTTCCAGTTTTTGAGGGATGCCTTTGCCCTTTCCGCTGGGCCTTTGGCGTTTTTAACTACTCCCTCCATTCTTGCACAAAAACTGGCTTTTCGACCAGCATCTGCTTTAGTTTTGGGGTTGGGGGCAGGCGGTTTGAGATTTGCGTTATTCTTTGCGTTGTATTCAGCACGACCTTTTGCCGTCATTCCAGCACCCTTTTCTGTCGGGTTATAGGTTTTACCCTTACCCGTAGTCTTATGCTCAATAGGCTTGTCGTGCTTTTTCATTTCTTTTTGGCAGTCTTTGCAGATTGCTTGAATGCCTCAGCAGTCGGTGCGCCCTTTGTGCCTGGCGTTCTCATTCGCTCTGGCTTCTTTCCAGCAGCTTTCTCACGCTCGATGCGTTCTTGCTTTGCATGAATGTTGGCGTAAAGCCCTTGTTTTGCCATTTTTAAGCCTCCACAACAGCGCAAATGTCTGCTTCTTGAATGATCTGGTAGTCTTGCCCATCAATGCGGTGAACAGGCCAATTAAGGTAATCCCCGTTCCCGTACTTGATAAAGTCACCAACTTGTGCCTGAGTCACCATCGGGCCTGCTGCCACAATCGTTCCCTCATTAAAAGGCTCTTTGTTGTTGACGTAGATTATGTCCGACAAATTGCGGGTAATCGGCTTTACAACCACCCTGTCACGCAACGGCTTGATCATTTGATCTCCTTGTGTATTTGCGCTTCAGAGGGGCTTCGGTGGTCTGGTCGGTGGTTATGTCGTACACCTTTTTTGTGGCTTTTGCCTCAAATTGACCACACCAATCAGATTCGTGCTTGTTTTGCTGGTGCGGGTACAGGCGGCATACGCCCATAACTTGCTGGTTTCGGAAAAACCGACACCCGCCGCAATTAGAATGTTCATCAGCCATTCAAAACTCCTTTTTTGTTTGGTTAGTAGACCCTGCCGATTCGCCTCGGCAGAGGTTTACGCTTAATCTTGGTAGCACTTGCGGTCATGGACATACGCCACACCGCTGGTTTTACCGCCGTCAAATTTCTTGTCTGCGCCCACAGCATTGGTAGCTGCGTTTGGAATATTCTTTTTGGCGCTGCCTTGTGAGCCAGTGCCGTCAGAAGAAGTTATGCCTTTTGGCATTGGAATGCCATTGCCGTATTTGCCGTTCATATCTTTCATGGGGTTTCTCCTTAGTTGAGGAATCGCAATTTATACAAAGTCGAATTGATCAAATCGGCGATTTCATCAACAAGATTCTGCAATTCTGAGTCTTGAGGCAGTTCTTTTCGTGCTTCTTCGACAAAATCTTTGAGGTTGTCCAAATACTTTACGGGGTCTTTTTCAAGATGAAACTCATCAGGAAACTTTTTAAGCTGTTCATAGCGACCCATATACGCTTCGGCAAATTGATCAACCAATTCAATAATTTGGGCATAATATTCCCCTAGTGCCATGTGCTTGGCAAAGCTGTCAGTAGACCAGTGCATGAAATGCGTAACCGTGCTGCTATGCAGCAAAGTGGCAACAAATTCGGCGACTTCTTCGTTCATGCTTGGACTATATCAAAAAAAGGGGGGTTGCAACACCCCCCTAAGACAACTGCACATCCATTGTAGGCATAGGCACATCAGTAGGCCATGACCCTGCATCACAAAGGGATTGCACCGTTGCTTGATGGGCATCCAGCCATTTTTGCTGGCGTTCTTCCTTGGATAAATTTTTGCCCTGGTCAATCTCGTAATGGCATTTCAAACACAAAGCTGCTACCAGATTGTCATCAGCCTTAACCCCTCGACCCTTGCCACCGCCCCAATTTGTGTGTGCTGCTTGCACCATTTGCCCTGATCCACAGGCTTGGCAGTCAAGCCCCGCCACCAGTTTTAGTAGCTTTTTTGATCGGATGTACTCGTGTTTTTGAAACAATTATTGTCTCCAGTGTTGTAAATCGGTGTTCATTTGCACATTCCAGCCGCCGCCTACGGGTGTTTCCTGTGCTTACTCTGGTTTCTTTGACTATTGTCCATGTGCCGCATTCTGGGCATCTCATTGGTGCGCCCTGTCTTGCGCCCTGCTTGTGGCTTCCCGTGTGCGCCAAATCTCAATGTCTAGTCGTGCCGCTTCAATTTCCCATTTTAGGGTTTCCTCTTGGTGGATAGCCGCCGCCAGCCCTTTAAGCAATTGATGATATTCGGGGTCGGCATAGGCTTCTCGTTCCTGTGCGTTGGCAGCTTCAAACCCCATCGACAAAGCATCTTTCATCAACAAGGCTTTCTTAGACTTGCGAAATTCCTCAAGGTAAACCCGTTGAGCTTTGGCTTCGCCATAAGCTGATGCTTTGTCTCGAATGTCCTGTGCTGCTTCTTCTGGTTTCATTTCAATACTCCAATCATTCGTAAAGCCCCATCAGGACTGTCTACAACCGCCAATGCGCCCCCGTTCCAGCTTCCATGCCACCTTAGCTGGTCTTCAGTCAAAAGCCGCCTAGACGGGCTTTTAAAGCCGTCCTTAACCTCCATAAGCAGGGTCTGACCTTGATAGCCCACCAACAGATCAGGGACACCCTTGCCAACACCAGCCAAAGACTGCACCGTAGCGCCAGCCGCCCGTAGCGCCAATACAACTTGGTCATGATTTGCGTCAATTTTTGCTGCTTTCATCGTTCATTCGCTTTCGTAAATCATCAACGGCGGCTTGACCACGTTTTTTCACTAAGTCGGATAAGGTCTTGTGCCACCAGGCTAATGCCTCGGCTTTCCCCTCCTCCCGAATCTTCTTCCTGTAACGCCTGATCCAGTCCTTGGCCTCGGTCTGGCGCAAGGTCTCCTGCATCAATAAGCGCTGTTCGGATGACAGATTGGCTAAATTCTTCGCCGTCTTTGAGTCGGCTAAGGATTGAGTTTGCAACAAGTCTTTCATGGGTCATATTAAAACTCGTTTCCAACTTCATGCCAACTTTGGACCGCCGGTTTTTTCTCAGTTCTTTGCCATTGGTGCTTGGAACACTTGGGTTTTTCACCGTCAGAATGAACTGACCAGCGGTTTAAGCAACCGTGAACTGAACACATTAAACGCTGAACGTCATCAAAAGAATCATCTTTTTGCTGGGTAAATTTAGTTATTGCCATGATATTTTCCCTCTACGATTTTTGCAAAATTGCTTGGTTTCAGTATCCATTCCAAATCAGCAACAAATGCCCGACCATCCTTGCCGTTGACCCTGCCGGTCAAAAATCTGGATTTGCTGACAGATTGAAAAAACTGTCCCCACCAGTTAAGCACATCATTGGCATCAATGTCGTTTGCTTGCGCCAGCTCTGCCGCTACCTCCCGCCATCGTTGCCGCAGGTAACCAGCCCTTGTTTCGTTCCAAACTTCTACCCTACGCATTGTGGGCAGGTTTTGGTGGTACAGCTCAATGACTGCCTTGTGGTCGCATTCTGGTAATTTTTTAGGCTTGGGTTCGCCGTCAGGTGGACAAATAAAGGTTTTCTCTGTCTCTCTCTCTGTCTCTCTCTCTCTCTCTGGGGTAGCAACTTGCTTGCTATCTGCTAGCGTCTTGCTAGCATCAATAAAGAATCCTTTATCAATCAATGGTTTAACGCCATCTCGATAATCTTTTTCTGTAATGTGTAACCGAAACACAAGCTCATCCAATGAGCCATCAAAACTGCCATTTTTAGTTTCGGATGCTAGCAACCACATCAAAGGCGCTATCGCTTTGCTAGCAAGTGGCAAGCTCATATAAACCCTGTCGTTTAAGAGTTCACGATGTAATTTAATCCAAGGAGGAAGTCGATTCTTATAGTGCTGGAAAACAGCCCAATTTTTGGGTATCAATAACATATAAACCTCACGTTGTCGGTCGTCGTTACAAAGAGACTATGGCAGGGCGGTAACGAATCGCCTTTTCCCCCGCTAAGGGTAGCCAAGTCCACATTTTAATCTATTACAAACCATTGTGGTCGCAAATCTTTCAACTGCCGCAATCTCAGCTCAGGCACAGTCTTCCATTGGCAAACTGCCGCCCGATTGATGCCAAGAATTTTTGCAAGCTCAGCCTGTGAGCCTGCCAACTGGGTTAATTGCTGTTTGGTCATGCACGTATTGTAAAGGTAGATTAACAATTTAGCCACATTAGGGAAAATCCCTAGAAAATAATTGCAAATAGTTGTTGACTTGTGGTTAAGTCTGCTTAACAATACATCCATGCCCCAGCAAATCGCATAGGGTCTTTTAGGAGTCAGAAATGACATTTTCTTTAAATCAAATCGTAGCAGGCCAAAACGCTGGCGTGTTTGTTATTTTAGGTTTCCGCATCATTGGCGGTGAGCGTTGGGCGCAGCTCAAATCTTATGACCCAGTTACGGGTCGTGTTGCTAGGGGCGAATTAGCCCTCCCATTAAATTGCCTTCGCAATTATTCTTAACCCAAGGGGCGCAAGTCCCATAAAGGAACAACCATGTTTGATATTGAAAAGTACACCCCACCCACAGATTGGTCACAAGTCGCTTTGTGGGTCGTATCCGTTGCCGCCATTGTGGTGGTCATTCTTGACGTTCTTTACTGGAGAGCATAAATGCCAATTGATCAAATTATTGAAGCCATGCGTGACGTTGCTGAAAAGCAATATCGAGGAGAACCCGCAGCTAACCGCCTTGCCTACCATGTTGGCCTGCTTGAGTCCCGCTTGCGGGAATACATCTACCAACTGGAAAACATCCAAGAAGAATTAAAACAGTGCCAGCTTGACTTGATTGCAAAGGATTCGGAATGAAGATGATCACCTATTCACTTATGTGCTGGCTTGCGGTCATCTCTGCTGGCTGCTCAAGTCTGCCAGGCGCAACCCCAAAAGCACCCGATCAAGAATTGATTGTTGACAAACAAGTTCAACCGATGGGCAGGAATGAAGTCATTGACGCTGTTAAGCAATGCGAAACATCAGGACTTCGTGCCATCCCTCTTTACGCCAAACGCAAGATTGGTGGCTACACAGTTGAAACCGTAGTGGAAGTCACTTGCGGCCCTAAATACGCTTACTGAAAGAAAATCATGGAAACCAAAGACATTATCGAACGTGCATTCCAAAAAGAAACACCAATCGGCAAACAGATTGCCGCAGCCTTTGTCAAAGCACAAAAGGCGTTTGGCCCTGCTTTAAAGACCTCTACAAACCCGCATTTTCGTTCCAAGTACGCTGACCTATCCAATTGCGTTGAGGCTGTTATCGGGGCTTTAAATGACAATGGCATAGGCTTGATGCAGCGCACCTATGAATCCAAAGATGGCGTGATGGTTGAGACCGTGTTTATCCACGAATCTGGTGAAATCATGGAATGCGGGTTACTTCATGTTCCTGCCAGCAAACAAGACCCACAGGGTTACGGCTCGGCTTTAACTTACGCTAGACGCTACAGCTTGCTTGCAGCTACAGGGCTTGCCCCCGAAGATGATGACGGTAACAGCGCCAGCCGCCGCGCGCCAGTGGAAAGCAAAGTGGATGCTGGTCAGATGGCAGACCACATTGCCGCCATTGATGCCAGCGCCAGCAAAGAGGAATTACAAACCACCTATGCCGCAGCTTACGCCGCCTGTGATGGTGATCAGGCATGGCAGGCCAAGGTAATCAAAGCCAAGGCAGATCGAATCGCAAAAGCTAAAAAGGAGAAAACAAATGTCTGATATGTTGGACAAAATGACGCTGCGGGACTATTTCGCAGCTAAAGCACTGCAAACCATATTGGCGGCAGGCGGTGTAATTGACCCCAATACTTTTTGGGAAAACGCTCAACTGGCTTACAAACAAGCCGATGAAATGATGGAGGTTAGAAATGGAAATTGAACAACGCTCAGAAGATTGGTTTGCCATCAGATTAGGCAAAGTGACGGCCTCAAGAGTAGCTGACGTAATCGCCAAGACAAAGACGGGTTACAGCACCAGCAGGGAAAACTACATGGCGCAGCTTGTGGTCGAACGCTTAACCCAGACTAAGGCAGAGTCGTACACAAATGCGGCAATGCAATGGGGTACAGATCAAGAACCGTTTGCCCGTGCCGCATATGAGGCCGCACAAGGCGTTATGGTTGAAGAAGTGGGCTTTGTACCGCATCCAACAATTGAATGGGCTGGTGCGTCTCCTGATGGCCTTGTTGGGGATGATGGCCTTGTGGAAATCAAATGCCCAAATACTGCAACCATGATTGAGGCGCTGTTAACAGGAAAAGTACCAACCAAATACTTTACCCAGATGCAATTTCAAATGGCCTGTACTGGCACAAAGTTTTGTGATTACGTTGTATTTGATCCCAGAATGCCAGCCAAAGCGCAATTGTTTGTCACCCGTGTAAATCGGGATGATGCCTACATTGCTGAAATTGAAGCAGAGATTGTCAAATTCCTTGCTGAAGTCGAATCCCAAGTACAACAACTTAACCAAATCATTGAAAGCAAATAATGTCAAAAATCAGAAAAGAAGTTTCCGCAATTGTTGGTCAGTACACAAACAAAGACGGTCAAACAAAGAACCGCTACCAGCGCATTGGCAGCATTATTGAAACCCGCAATGGCGAAATGCTCAAACTGGATGTAATCCCCCTCAAGGAAAACGGTTGGGACGGTTGGGCATTTCTGAACGACCCTAAGCCATTTGAACCCAAGGGTTTACCCGCTGATGATGATGTTCAATTTTAAGGGGTAATGATGCTGCATCCAAGAGTCAGAAACACCGACCCTTTGACCAGTTGGCAGGCAGCAGGGTCTGCAAAAGACCTTGCCAGCCGCCATGCCCAGATTATTGTGGATTGCTTATCTAAGCACGGCGCACAAGGTAAAGATGGCATTGCCGCACAGACGGGGTTAGAGTCAATGCAAGTAGCCAGGCGTTTGCATGAATTAGAACGTGACGGGGAAATTTGTCTGACGGGTAAGGTTGTTAAATCCAAATCAGGGCGCATGGAACGGGAATGGAAAATTACGCCTATTCAACGGGAGTTGATATGAAACAAGATGAAATCAACGCAGTCAAAAAAGCTGCTGAAAACATGAGAAAGCAAGAATCTGCTCAAGATGAAATCATTGAGATGGCTAGACAGGCTGGTCTGTATCAGGACATTAATGTTTCTTTTCATCAAGCATTAAAAAATTTTTATGACCTTTCAGTTGCCAAAGAACAAAAGAAATGGCAAGACCAAACGGCGGTTGAAATTCATGAAGCGTTGCTTGAAGAACGTGAAGCTTGTGCTGAAATTGCTGAAACCAACTTTGGCGTTATCGGCAGCACGATTGCTCTTGCCATCAGAGCCAGAAAAGGTGAAGCATGAAACATGATGAATTGAAGCTGGTGTTTGATGCGTTAAAAGATTGCACCACTTATGCGGTTGCAGGTGGTTTTGGTAAACGAGCAACAGCACATAGAGATGCCCTTGATATTCTTGAAAAAGCCTTAGCACAAGAAGAAGCACTGCAAGCACTTCACGCCGAAAACGAACGATTGGGCTTGTACAAAGATGCGTATGCACAGCCAGAGCAAAATATTGCGGCGCTTGTAGAGGGAATGGAGGTGTCGATTGATGTCAGCACAGGCGAACATGACAGCGGAAATCGTTTATTTGGAGTCGTAACGCTAGTCCAAGAAAACCAAGGAAGCAAACACGGTTTAATTTTGCTAGTGCAAGAACCAAAAGCAAATTTTAAAGAAGCCTTGGCACAACCAACATCCGCAGAATATGCAATGGGCTATTCAGAGGGTTTCAATGATGGCTGCAAAACAGAGCCAGAGCAAGAGCCTAGTGGTCACTTTCTAGATTTTGCATACTCCGACAGCATTGCTTATGTCCATGTGTACGATCAATTTAGAAAAGGACAACAGTTCTACAAAGCCCCGCCACAGCGCACATGGGTAGGTTTGACGGATGATGAAATGGAAGCGACATTTATAGAGTGCGGAGGCAAGTGGAACGGTGACTTTTGGAAAATTGAAGATGCTGACTTTCACCCATTTTTAAGAACAATTGAAGCCAAACTCAAGGATAAAAATTGCGTTGGCTAATTCTTTTATCAATGGCGGTGAGCTGGCATCCCCAGCCGCCGACCGTTGCCGAGCTGATGTATAAAGCTAAACAAAAGTCTGTCAGCAAGGTCTGCAACAAACCCCGCAAGACCAAAGCCGTTAAGGAGCTATGTAAACGATGGGAGAAATAATTATCACCATTTTGGTCATGGGAGCTGGCGCAATCATTGGCATTGGCGGGGTTGTCCTGCTGCTTTACATCTTTGCAGATTAGACGTTGCGCTCAAAGTGTGGGCAATCCACCAAATTGACGAATGAGCCGCCCCAACGATTTTTAGGATGCAGGCTTTCCCAATAAGCACCCAAAGGCGCAATTGTGGCTTTGTCCCAAATAATCTTTCCGTCTTTAAAAAAGTTCAAATCAATGGCGCAGCGTTTTAGGTGGATGGAGTTCATGGTCTTGGAACGACCTGTTTTAAAGTAAATGGCCTGTTGTTCGGGTGTACGGGATAATTCCCCGCCAGTAACCATAAAACCTTGTTCAGTGGCGTACTGGATCAGTTTGCAAGCATCCAATAGGAATGCGGCTTGTTCGGTGCTTAAGCTCATTTTTCTTCCTCATCATGGGACAGTTTCACGCCAGCCAACAACCCAATAAACCCGCCCACAATGGTTTGAAATGCCGGGCTAATCAGTTTGAAGATTTCAGCGTTGTCCACTTTTTCGTCAAACAAGCCCATCATTAAAACGCCAACCATGCTGATGATGACAACGCACAAAGTGAAGCTGACCATCAGCGTTACAAAAAAAGTTAGTTTTGCCTTCATTTTTTGCCTTTCAGTTCAGCCAGCTTTTCGATGGTTCTGCCACCGAAGTATGCGCCCATGATAAGCATTCCCCACTGTCCAAGCAAGGAAACGTAGGACTCATTGGCATTTAAACCAAACGCCGACATCATGGCAAACAGAAAGTACCCGCAGAAGATGGCAATCAGAGACATAGGGCGTATGTTTTTGGACAGCCAAGAGTCACTGGACATATCTGCTTCCCAGCGGTCTGTGATGTTGTCTGCATCGTTCTGGGCGGCTTTTGCCAGCAGGTCAAGCTCGGCTAATTCCATCTTGGCTTTTTCAATTCCAAGCTCAAGTAACCGTTCTTCGTGATCAAATTGAAGCTGGCGCAGTTTTGCCACATCTTCTGGGGTTGGTGCGTCAGGGATTTTCACGCCCAAAGTGTTTTCTACAACTTCCTTGCCTTTGGCTTGGATTGCGCTAGACAGTAGCCCTAACCCATTTTCAGCAAGTGTGCCAAGCAGTGATGCAATTAAAGGTAGCATTATTTCTCCCGTTCTTTCTGTTCAATTTCACGCCTTAATTTTTCCACTTTTTCAACTTGCGCTTTGACCTCGTGCTTGGCTTCTAGAATATCCACATACACCATTCCAAGCAAGGGAAGCAGCAGCCCTATGAGCACCACGGCGGCTATCCAGCCCATCATGTCTTCCCCCAACGATTGACGAGGACGAGCCACAGCCACAGGTATAGGAGGAATATAAAAGTCACTACTACTGCCACCAGTTTTAATCGTAGGTTTCTTTTTTCCTCCAACCGTTGCCATTGCGCTTGCCTTTCCTGAGAAACGTTTGCAAGTCTAGCTTTCTCCTGTTGCTCACGAATCACGCCACGCATCTCATACGTCTGCGTGTACAGGTTAGCAAGGCCAGGGGTCTGGTACACCATCAGTTCACGAATTGTTACTTCCAGCTTTGCGGCTTCTTGCTGGCACATGATGCGATTCATTGCGGTTTGCATTTGCTGGGCATTGGTGACGTTTGGGTCATAGACTTTCGCTTTTGCTTCCTCTGCCCTCAAATACTCCCCTAACTGATCTTGCAGCGTCCAGAATTTTGTCAGTTCGGCAACAATGTCTGCCATTGCTTGGCTTTCGTTGTAGTTAACAAACTTTTCCTTTTTCGCCACAGGCTTGGCGGCGGCTGGCGCTGATCCAAACAATCGCTGCCACCATGATTTAACAGCTTTGGCATCTGTGGCAATTTCTTCAGCAGTGGACTTGATTTTGATGAAGTTGGCTTTGCTTTGCTTGTACAGGTCGCACAGCTTGGTAATTCCTTGGACACAGGAGTTAGCAGCAATGAGCAAACTGATCGGATCAATTCTTGCCTACCCAATGGCTTATATAGCCCACAGCAGACGATAAAGCAGATACCAGTGCCATACCCGCCCAAAACCCGCCACGGCCTTGATTTGCCAGTGCTACTAGCTTTTCAATTGATGATTCAAGTTTGTCAATCTTGATTTCCATCTGGTCAAATCGGCGCTCATAGTCTTGGACTTTTTGCCAAAGAACGCCGTACTTAACCAAGTCAATTTCAGGTGCTGCCATCATTTGCCTAAGTCCTGTATTTTGTTTTTGCCTGTTTGCTGACCAAGTGCTTTGGCTTTTTCCATTTCTTTCTGGGCTTTTATGGCTTCCTTGGTCAAGGCTTTTGCTGCCATCTTTTCTGACAATCTAACGCCAGCTTGACCGCCAACATAAGCGCCAGCAGCAGCGCCAGGCGCTTCACCAATAGCCCCGCCAATAGCCGCCCCTGCCCCCGTACCAAGTTTTCCTAAATTACCCTCAATCAAGCCAACTCGTCTGGCTTGCAATGCCGCACCCTCATAGCTGTGGATGCCTGGCACTATTTGACCAACCGTGTTTAATAAATGGAATTTGCGTACTTCATCAGGCGGGAATGTTTCTAGAATCTTTTCACCAACCAATGAGTTCATGGTCTTATTGGCTGAGTTTTGATTCCAAACACCCATCTTGTCAGAACCAGCTTTTTGCACTTCACGAGCTAATGCACCATCAATTTCTGCTCTGGCGGCAGCGGCAGCTTGTTGCAACTCAGGCGGTACTAGTGGCAAACCATCTGGCGCACCTCTGACCCGCCCTTTTGCCAATTCATCCAAAGTATCCCGAACGTGCCGCCATTGATCTTTTGGCAAATTATTTAGCTTAGATGGTATTTTTTCCAACGGGGTAGATGATGTAATAACACCATTTGCGTCAACTTCACCAAACAAATTCTTAATGCCTTTTGATCCAAAAATGGTTTTTTCAACTTGATGCACTTTGTCGCCAAGTTTATAAAGCGCAGGATCAGCAACTGCTGCAATGTCTTTGTCAATGGCTTGGTTGATTTCACGAATAGCATTGGCTTTTTCTGGCTTCCACAACTTGTTCATGCTTTTACGCACAGCATCAAATGCAGCTACAGAGCCAGGCGGGGCTATTGTGCCATCAGGCAATTTAAAGCCTACAGTCTTTGCCAATTCAATTAAATCTTTTGCGCCTTTTAAAACATCCAATGTGCCATCAGCCCTAAAGGTTGCTCTAATCTGAGGGTCAACAAATAATGTGTCAGCGTGTGAACTGTTAATTTTGTTGTTGCCAACCTTTTCATAAGCTGAGTCATAGATTTGTTTTTTGGCTTGATTCAAATACCCTGTAAGGCTTGACGATGCCATATCGTCTTGTGATGTTCCATACATCACATCATTGATTCGCCCACCACGTTGCTCGTCATTGATTAGCGTAGATGATGCGCCAGTGGCATTAACTCGATCTTCAGCATATTTAGACAATGCAATTTGCTCATTGGCAATTTGCTGTTTAAATAACTGTCCTTCAGGCGTATCCAGTTTGGCTTTTGTATGTTCATTACGCAATAAATTCTCATTGCCTGTAACAACGCCTGGCCTTACGCCAACGCCTGGCATGACTTCTTGAACCGCTTGTGAACGCAATATTTGCTCATTAACAGGAACATCTGTTGGGGTCTTAGAAAGTTTAATTTGTGGAAATTGTCCACGCACAGTTTCTTCACCAGTAATTTTTCCAGCAAAAGGATTGCTTGTTGCTGCGGCTGCGCCAGCACTACCCGCTGGTGCTTGACGGGCTTCAAACTGTGCTTGCGCTTCTGCTTTGCTTAATTGACCAGGCCGCACAATCTCTATATCTTTTGCCATCTCACGCAAAGGCTGAACGGCTTTACTGATCAAAGGCTTTACTTGACCTACTACTTGCCCTGTCTCTTTAACAGCTTGAGGCAATGCAGCAGACCCAATAACCACCATGTTTCTAATATCTTCTGGCGGTAAGGTAACGTTAAATTTTAATTTCAAAGTTTCAGAAATTTGCTCTGGGGTCATTCCCATTGCATTGAACATTTTGTTTACTTGTTCAACAATAGGCTGAGTCACCCCGCCCAATGGTTGCTGATATGTTTCTTTACCTGTGATGTTCAAAACCTTACCTAAAGGCTGGCTTGGCGCAATAAATTGACCAGCTTGTTTGCCTAATTCTTCAGCTTTTTGAGGCGTAGTAAATGGACGCACAATAGCTTGTTGCACCGCACCATAAGTAGCAGGCAAAGCCTCATAAAGAGTATCAATAGCGCCAGCAGTTCTTTCTCCCAATTGCTGACGAGCTTCAAAGCCCTTTTTCAGCACATTGCCAAAGATTTGTCTCACTGCTGTGCTTGGCTGGTCAATTGCACTTTGTACAGTAATAGGTGCAGCCTTGACTTTACCTCCAGCTTCACCCGCTCGACTATATTCCTCATAAGAACCACGACCAGCGCCAGCGGTACTCGTTGGGGCAATAGCAGCGGGTTGTGCGGCAACAGGCTTACCAGTAAAGAATGCTTCTAGCGGATCACTAGGTGCGGCTGGTGCAGCTTGTGTCGTTTGTGCCGCAGGCGCAGCGGTTGCTGGTATTGCAGTTTTAGATTTACGGGCAATCTCTCGTTGCAGTGCAGCAATGTCGGCCTGATGCCTCATCTTTTCTTGCGGATCAGTTGCAGATGCAAGCCTGCCTTGCGCTGCGCCTAATTCTTGTTGAATGATAGCCAGAGCATCTTGATCCCGCTTTGTCTGCACATCAGATGCAACGGTTTTGCCACCAGTTGGCTTAGGTGGTGCAGCAACTGACCCACCAAAGAATTGTTCTAAAACATCAGCCATTTACAAACTCCCAGTTTCAGACAGCTTTTTAATGTTCTGATATTTCTTCAGAAAATCCTTGTATTGATTTGGATTTGGAAACAGTCGATTTAATTCAGCTTTTTGTTTTGCAGGATCGGCTTCATCCCGTGTGATGTTCATGGCTTCAAATATCTTACTGTCAGCATTGGCATTCCATGCTTGCTGATACGCTTTCATATTATTGTCGCCATATTTCTCTGAAAACTTCTGTGCGCCATTAGCTTGCATATCAAGATTGGTTTGATCGGCTTGCACCCTACGGGCAATTTTTACCAGCACTTCGGGCGGCACTTTAACCGTGCCGTTAGCAACTGCCGCCATATCCAAGCCAGCCACAGTACCGCCAACAGAACCCATTGCCTTGGAATTGGTAATAGCCATGTTTGCCAAGTCTTTGGCAAGCATATCGTATTGCTCACTGCCAATAGCTGAACGAATCTTTTGTTCAATCTGACCAGGGATGCCGCCTTTTTCAAAGTAAAGCTGTTGACCAATCTTGTTGGCTTGTTGGATTACTTCTTCAACATTGCGGCGACCTTGCGTCAAACCCATCTGAGCATTTACCAAATTGTTGCGGTAATCAGCGCCAGCGGCTTTATCTTTTTCTTCACTTGGTTCTGCAAGAAAAGGTTGGCTTGCTGATCTGACGGTATAAGGCAATCTCATGCCTGGTGCTACCTCAGTACCCGCTTTGATTTGTGTTTCTGCTGTTGGGCCTGCTGGAAGCCTTACAGGTGCATTTGAAAGCACAGGTGCAGCGGCAGCTATTGGCGTACCAACAGCTTGTTTTTGTGTTACTGGCCCACCAACTTCAACAGCGCCAGCGGGTGGAGTAGTCGCAGGGGCAGCGCCAGGCAATTGACTAGCATCAACTCCAGCGGGGACAGTTGTTTGACCAATTGCCCTGCCATTCGCATCAAACACATTGAAGATTGAATTGTTGTTCAAATCTTTTGTGCCTGTGTCAACCATGCGGCTGCCAGGCGGCAATTGAGAATAAGCCAATGTTCCACCAACTTCAATCTTTGGCGCTTGACCACCAACGCTAGGCGTTGTCGTTGTTTGCTTAATCTCAGCACCAGTAGAAAGTGTGCCTGCTTGCGGGGCAAATGTTGTCTGTTGTTGAGCAGGAGTCAATAAAGTTTGTGCGCCAGCTATTGCCTTGCCAGGCAAATCAGGGCCAGATGGCATTTCATTCCAAGTTACTTTATATGCATCAATTAATTTATGCAAATCAGAATTGTCTGGATTTTCTTGTTTTAATAAATCCATTTCTTTAATATAAGCATTTTTATCTTCTACGCCCATACGACCTAAAATAGAAAATCTTTGAGCAATCATGCTACGCTGATCTTGAGTCAGTTTTTGTTTAGCATCAATTGCAGAAGTTTGTGCGGTGCTTAATGTGCTCATCTTGCTGATGTAATCAGGGCCAGTCAATGGTGCAAGGGTTGGCACAACAGCATTAATTTTATCTATATCAATTCGTCCATTAGTTTGAAAATTAGCAGGATCAGCAAAAAACGTTTGCATTGCTGTACGTTCTTTATTTTTTTGTTCTTCTACGCTTAAAGCAATTTCTCCTGTACGGGTTTGCTGTTGCGCTTGTTTTGCTAAATATGGATTGACTTGTGCTGCTTGTTGATATGCTTGTGAACCACGGGCAAGATTCATCATGTCACCAAGCGACATTTGTTGTGGCGGCTGAATTCCAGTAGCAACGGGGGTGATTGGATTGATGTCTGCCATTTTTATACCTTAAACATTTATTGCTACTGGCTGAGGTCTTAACATTGAATACATCAATGCTGAATTACCAATTCCTTGCAAGCCAGCAGATTGTGCATTAGCTGCACCAATTTGACCACCAGCAATAGCATTTGCGCCACCAGTAGCAAGATTGGCTAAGTTGGTACTTGTTGCAGAACCAAGATTTTGAGATTGCCCTTGGGCTGTTTGTCCAATGCCAGCTATGCCAGATAACCGATTAAAAATGTCAGTCTGTTGATTACGAAAATTTGTTAACGCATCCTGATAACCGCCTTTTGCATAATTTTCAGCAAACATGGTTTTAGCAAGATCAACGTTTGAGCCTGGGCTTGAGACGTTTTGCGCTTGAGCAGTCGCCCCTAACCCTTGTTGCTTCATAAACTCATAGTTAGGCGCAAGATTGGCATTTAAATCTTCAGGTGTAAAAGTCCTTGTGAACTGCGGCAGCATTGTGTTGATTTGATTCAATGCACCGTAGCCAGCTTCTCGATACGGGGCTTGCTGTTTGTTTAGGATGTCAAACATTTCCCGCTGTTGACGAGATGCTTCTAACGTGCCTTGAAGCTGTGTATTAGCGGCATCTCTTGCAGCGCCTGCTTGGTTTTGAGACCCCATATAGCCCAATAATGCGCTACCGCCGACTGCTACTGCTACCCAAGTCATATTAATTTCCTTCCAATTTTTTCATTTGACTGACAATCTCTTTGATTTGATTTGAAGAATCAAACAATGCTAAATCATCAGGTTCAATTAATTCAGCTTCAATCTCATCAAGATCAGTTTTATCAGTTCTGTGAATCGTGATGCCAATAGCATCAGTCACAGCCAGAGTAACCCGCTTTGTACCCGCCTTGGATTCAATCAAATCGCCAGCTTGCAATTTCTTCATGCCGTTTTCTGTCCATGCGATTATTTCACCTTTAGCGCATAAAAAGAAGTGGGGTTCTTTATGAACTTTGCCCACAATCAATGTTCCTGCTGATCGGTAAACTCGGCGGCAATACATACCAGGGCTGAAAAAATGCTCAGTCAGCAATTCAGCTTGCGGCATTTTGACCATTTCAGACTGCAAACGGTCTATTTGCTCTCGGCTTACATAGCTTGGCAATTCCAGATCGTTCACAATATTTCCTTTATGAAAACAAATGAACTAATATGATTGTAATTCATCATTATTCCAGCAACAAGATGTTATTAGGTATGTACTGAGTCATCAACCAGTTTGTGCCGTCCGATACCAGCGTAGCAGAATCGCCTGTGCTTGCCAGCAAAATGGAAGTAGCCGCCGACCCGCCCGTCAAAGGCACGACATTAGAAGATGCCGACACAACCGTTTGAGCTTGGTAGTTCTGAAACCGCAAAACCCGACCTGACCAACTTGAAGCTGCTGGCAAAGTGGCGGTACAGGTTGACCCTGTTTTGTTGTTGATCAGCCAAACGTCAGTGTCTGCAACGGTGAAATTGGCGGTCTTGGTAACTGGCGCAGACGGTGCTAAGTAGTCGGTGTTTACAACAGCAGCAGAAATTGCCGTGCCATTGCCTTTTAAAACCCCTGTGACGCTGGTAGTTAGGGTAATGGCTGGAGTTGTTGTAGAGGTCGCTACAGTGCCTGCAAAGCCATTGGCAGATACAACTGATACGCTTGTGACCGTGCCGCTGGTTGCTGGCGCTGCCCAAGTAGGCGCTGCCCCAGTTGTTGCTGTTAGCACTTGACCTGTTGTGCCTGCCGCTGTAGCAACAGGCGTAGCGCCTGCCCCGCCGCCATAAACAACACCATACTGAGTTAGCGCCGCAGAGGAAGCCCAAGTTGTACCGCTAGAAAAGTAAGGTATGCCGCCACTTGTTCCAGCCACAGTTAAAGCGGGTGTGGTGGTTGGGTTGGCAACTGTGATAATGCCGCCAGTAAAACTGACGCTGGTAACCGTGCCTGTTGTGGGCGTTGTCCAAGTAGGCGTTGCGCCAGTTCCAGCCGATGTTAAAACTTGCCCTGCTGTACCTTGGCTACCGTCAAAACTTGTTATTCCAGTTACGCTTAAATCTACAAAACTACCATTTTTAGGTGTCGTTGCCCCAATGGTCATATTGTCAATTGTTCCTACATTTGTAGGCGCAACTTCAATTGAACCTGCACCACTAGGTTTTATGTGGACATGACCCGTACCTGTTGG